AGAACAAAATGGAACTGTTGGATCTGCATACAGTAACAGAGAAATTCTTTTTGAAGATCCCAGAAAGTTTAATATTAATGTTGGTTCTACAAAAACAACAAAGACATTTAGACTCAATCGTGAGTTGTATTTTGATCCTACAGAATCAGTTGGAATTGGAACCACAACAGGGATAGGTGTAGGTTCTACTATTGTGTTCTCCAATCCTGGAGTTGGTAAAACACAAATCTTCATTGAACCACAATCAATTTACATTCCTGACCATAGACTCTCTCTAAATGATAAGGTTTCCTATAATTCAAATGGTGGAACTGTTCTGACTGTGTGGAATGGTGTTACACCTTCTTATAGTTCAATTGATGATTTTGATTTCTTCTATGTTGCACCTCTTTCTAGGGACTTTATTGGAATTGCAACAAACAGAGTTGGATTAGGAACCACTGGTTCTTATGTTGGTGTTAATAGTGAAGCCGGTCTTCTATACTTCACAGATTATGGTACTGGTGATCACCATAGTTTCAAGACAGATCTTCTTAATGTTATCACTGGTCAGGTTGATAAGACTTCTGTAACTGTTTCTACAGCATCAACTCATGGTCTTCTTAAAAATGATAAGATCAATTTAACTATCAAACCAACTGACACTCAAACAATTATTGTCAAATATAATGACTATAACAGAAGAATTGTTTTTGATCCACAAGACTTCTCAGCATCTGACATTGATACAAAACTGAACACAATCTACTTCTCTGATAATATCTTCAGAACAGGTGATCGTGTTGTCCATACTGCAACTTCACCAGCAGGTGGTTTAATTGATAATGAAATGTATTATGTTATTGTTTATGATCGTTATAGAATTAGACTTGTAAATGATCTTTATCAGATCAACCAATTGAGTCCCAAATTTGTAGACCTAACCAGTCAATCAAGTGGCACACTGTCTAGAATTAACCCTCTTGTTGAAACTCACAGAAATAACAATCTGAAGTTTGATCTTTCTGATTCATCACTCTCTTTCATTTTGGGTGGTATCAATTACTCTGCATTTGATTTAAACATTTACAAATCAAATAATTATAGTGAAAGTTTCTACACCACTGAAACAACAAATGATTTTGAAGTAACAAAGTCTGGTAAAGTAGGTATTGATTCAACTGCAAATCTCACAATCAGAATTAGTGATCAAGTCCCAACTAATCTTTGGTATCAATTTGATTTAGATAACACCAATGTTATTCCTGTAGTTAAGAGTCAAATTGTTAAAGATTTGACTGTTCCTGGAAATAGTGAGATTGATGTTGTTAAAACATCTTATGATGGTGAGCACACAATTTCAGGAATTGGATCCACCACATTTGAGTTTAGTATCTCACAAATTCCAAGAGTTTTTGAATATAATTCAACAAATTCTAATTCCTCATACTACACCAAATCCAGAACAGTTTATGGTCCAATTAGAACAGTTGAAGTCACAAATGACGGTTCTGGTTATAGATCACTTCCTTCAATCCCCAAGGTTGTAAGTGGGTTTGGAACTGGTGCCATTCTTTATGCAGAGAGTAATGAAATTGGTGAAGTCTTACTTTCCAGATTCAATTCAGACAATATTGGATTTGATTATCCAACTGATAAGACACTCAACTTTGTTGCAAATCTTCCAGAGGTTCTGTCACTTGAATCTCTCACATCTTTTGAATCCATTGGAATTACTTCTTCAGGAAGAAATTATTTGACATCTCCTGACCTTGTTGTAGTTGATGGTTATACAAACAAAGTTGTTACTGATCTGGATATCAAATATCAACTTGGAGACAATCAAGTAAGTATTCTTCAGAATACTACTGGAATGTATAATGTTCCTCCAAGAATTATTCCTACAAATAATTCAAATGGAATTGGAATTTCTTCAATCACATATTCATCTAATATTGTTAGAGCATATCTAAACCAAACATTTAGTAATGCATCTGACTTCCCATTCAAAGTAAATGGAAAGGTATTGGTTGAAGATATTAATATTGGAATTGGTACAACAGGTAAAGGTTACAACTCATCTGATTATAACTATACCCTGTTTACAATTACTGGTGCAGATGGTCGCATTGGTGGAACAGGTGCATATGTTGAATACACATTGAAAGATGTTCTCAATAGTGGGGACATTCCAGGAATCATTATTAATGCAACTCTTGGAAGAGTTGTTCCAGAAGAACAGTTCCCAATCTTCAAATCAGTCCTCAAGACTAATGATTTCCTTGAAGGAGAGACAGTCATTTCTGATGGTTCAAAAGGAATTGTTGAAAGTTGGAAACCAAACATTGAGATGTTGAAGATCTCAACACCTAAAGAATTTGTTGTAGGTAGTGTTGTTAAAGGTTTAAGTTCTCAAACACAAGCAGTTATTGAGAAGAAGTTTGATTACAACGCACAAATCAACATTGGTGCTGGTGCAACTGTTATTGATGGTTGGCAGAGACAAACAGGATTCTTGAACAATGATCTACAGAGGATTCCTAATAATGAATATTATCAGAACTTCTCATACTCATTATCATCAAGAGTTGATTATGACACTTGGGAAGATCCTGTTTCTGCTTTGAATCATACATCAGGATTTGCAAAGTTTGCGGATTATCAAGCAGAAAGTGACAGTTCCTTGAGTGGATCTGATGTAATTGTTAGTACAGTCAATTCAGATGTTGACATTGTTGTTGATATTGTTGGAGAAGTTGATCTGAATTGTTATTCTGATTTTGACAATGTTACTGAAAGAACATCTTATATTGGTGGTAACCTTGTTTCATCTGAAATTGTATTTGAGAATAAAATTCTTACTGATTATTTCCAATCTGTAGGAAATAGAGTTCTTTCAATTGATGATTTCAGTGACACATTTAACAGTGAAGAAAGAAAAACAACATATGCTCAAGTTTTGAATGGAGATGAAAATCAAACTCTTAATAAAGTTATCACTTTTGTAAATGATCAAACTTTTGTCAATGAGTGTCAGTTTGAGATTATCTCACTTCTTCAAAATAATGGTGTTGGTTACTTAAACGCTTATGGTAAATTGTTCCCAGGATCTGATCTTGGAACCTTTGATTATCTTGCAACATCAACTGGATGGTCATTAGTATTTTATCCATTCTTCTATGAATATAGTTCTTATGATACCTCAGTTCTTAACTTCACAATTTTGAATGATAGAAATCTTGAAACAACACATGAGATTGGAAACATTGTCCAACAAAGAGGAGAATTGACAACAGTTGGTGCTGGAACAACCACAGTAATCACCACTATTGATTCTAACACATATAACTTTGCCAAAGTTATTACAATGTTGGATTTCAATGGTAATGATTATTCAACTGTTGAATTTAATATTGTATCAGATGGGAGTGAAGTTTATGCACTTGAATATGGATTGTTACAAAACAATTTTGGAATAATTGATTCAGACTTTGGTTCTTATTCTGTAGAAATGAATGGAACAGATGTAGAAGTTAAATTTACTTCAAATGTTGGATCAGCACTCACCTCCAAAACCTTTATTACATCTGTTTCTGGAATTGGAACCACAACTGGTATTGATTCTTTGGACGTTTCAAAATTAAGTTCTAATTATGTTTCAATTGCTGCCTCTACTTCTCCATCAGCTATAGAAATTGTAGCACTCAATGATCCATTCAAAGCTGGTTATCACATTGTTTGTGTGACAGATACAACCAACTCTGAATATGAAATGTTTGAGGTTGGAACAATTCAAAGTGATCTTGGTGAAAACTTTGTTGAATTTGCCAATGTGAGATCTGGTGCAAGTCTGGGTCAAGTTGGAATGACAACAAATTCTCTTGTTTATACACCAGAAGCAAACATTGATGTTGAAGTAAGAGTTTACGCTAATGAATTAAAGATCTTTGATCTAAATGAAAATCCCAATTCTATTGATATTGGATTTGATAGGATTGATTCCAATTCATCTACTTACAGAGGAACCAAATTAGATTTGACAACAGCATTTGGATTGAAACATGAAGGTCTTGAAATCTTCAGAAGATCCTTTGATGGTTCTAATTCTGGAATTGTTAGCACTACAGATAACGTTGTTAAGATCAACAATCACTTCTTCGTAACTGGTGAACAGGTTGTTTATTCACACGCAGGTGCTGGAACTTCACAAGCAATTGGAATTGCTACTACTACTGTTACTGGAATTGGTCTAACTGATAAACTTCCCAACAACTTGTTTGTAGTTGCTGTTGATAGTGGAAAACTCAAGTTCTCAAATACAGCACAGGATGCACTCAAAACTGAACCTGTCACCTTTGACATCACTTCTGTTGGTATTGGAACCTCTCACAGTATTACATCCACAAATGCAAACGCAAAGGCGTTGATTGCAATTGACAATATGATCCAATCACCTCTGAGTGATACTGATGTTGAAACTACTCTCACAGCTTCAGTTAACTTTGATTTGAATTTCCCAGTGGCTGGAGTCACCTCATTCAAAGCAGCTGACATTATCAAGATTGATGATGAGATTATGAGAGTTGTGGATGTTGGTGTTCAGGGACCCAACTATATGACTGTAAGAAGAGCACAGGTCGGAACACTGATTGCGGCTCACACTGGTGGATCTACAGTTACTAAACTCTCTGGTAACTATAACATTATTGGAAACACATTAAACTTTGTTGAGGCTCCATATGGTAATGTTCCACTAAGCACAACCACAGGTGATCCTGATTACAGAGATTGGACAGGAATTACTACACACTCTACCTTCCAGGGTAGAACCTTTATGAGGTCTGGTCAACCAAACACATCACAAAGTACCTATTCAAGTAACTATGTGTTTGATGACATTTCATCACAATTCACTGGTGTTACAAGTGTATTCACACTCCAGTCTGGAGGATCAAACACTGTTGGTTTCTCAACATTCAATGCTATGATTCTTGTGAATGGAATCTTCCAAGAACCACAAGGTGTTCAAGTTGGTCAGGGTCAATATCAAATCTCTGAAACCTCTGGAATCTCATCTCTCCGTTTCTATGGAACTGGATCTGACATTGGATACGATCCAAACAGAACAGATCTTCCTATTGGTGGATACATTGTTTCTGTTGGTTCTTCTGAAGGATTTGGTTATCAACCACTGGTATCTGCTGGAGGAACAGCAGTTGTTTCTGGATTGGGAACCATCTCTTCTATCTCAATTGGTTACTCTGGATCTGGTTATCGTGCAGGAATTCAAACAGTTGTAAATGTTGGTGTTCAAACCTACAGTGATGGAATTCCTAATATTGAGTTTATTGGAACCGCTGCAATTAGTGGTGGTAACATTGTAAGTGTTGCTATTACAAATCCTGGAAGTGGTTACACCTCAACAAATCCACCAGAAGTTATCTTTGATGATCCACTTTCTTATTCCAACATTGAGTTGATCTATAGTTCATCTTCTGTAGTTGGAAATGGTCAAAGTGCAACTGTTGATATTGTTGTTGGTCAAGGATCGAGTGTTATCAACTTTGAACTTAGACAAACTGGATTCTCTTATAAAAATGGTGACATTCTCACCTTTGCCGTTGGTGGTGATTCTGGAATCCCAACTGACACATCGAAACCATTTAGTGAATTCCAACTGACTGTTGAATCAGTATTCAGTGATTCATTTAATGGTTGGTCTGTTGGTGAACTGGAAGTTCTGGATAACTTTAATTCGAAGTTTGATGGATCAACGAAGTCATTCAGACTTTCAATCAATGATCAACCAGTTTCAATTCAAAAGGCAACAGGTTCAAATGTTGATCTTGAACAAACTCTTTTGATCTTCATCAATGATATCTTACAAGAACCTGGAAATTCTTTCTTCTTCAATGGAGGAAGCACAGTTGAGTTCGTTGAAGCTCCTGAAAGTGGAGATACATCCAAAGTTCTCTTCTACAAGGGAAGTGGAGACATTGATGTAGTCTTTACCAATATCCTTGAAACTATCAAAATTGGTGACACTGTTGACATCAACAACAACCCATCTAGGGGACAAGGAATTGCATTGGATCAAGATCCAAGAAATGTAACAGGAATCAACACAATTGATACCATTCAAACTAACACTTATGTTGGACCTGGTATCACATCAGATACAACAATTGTTAGACCAGTAACCTGGTGTAAACAGAGTGTTGATAAAGTTATCAATGGAAAACAGATTGGTAAGAATCGCAATGAGTATGAGCCAAACATTTACCCTTCATCATTCCTTATTCAACCAGTAAGTGTTGGTGCAACTGTCATCTATGTTGATAACGCTGTTGTTGGTTTCAACCCAGAAAATGAATCTCAAGTTAGAGATTTCCAAAATTACATTGATGTAACTTCACAAGATTCTATTGTTGGAGCATCTGCAACAGCAGTTGTTTCTGGTCTTGGAACAATCAGTTCTATTGTTATCTCAAACTCTGGAATTGGTTATTCTTCTGTTCCTGAGATTTCAATTGCTTCCCCATTAGGAATCACAACAAGAGCAACAGCAACATCAACAATCTCTGGTGGATCTGTTTCTTCTATCACCATTGTGAATCCAGGAAGTGGTTATACATCCACCAATCCACCTCAAGTGTTGATTGAGACACCCAAAACAATTACTGAAAAAGTTACTGTTGATTCTTATGAAGGTGATTATGGATTGTTAGTTGGATTTGGAGCTACAACAATTGGTTCACAAAATCAACTTATCTTTGATTTCTTCATTCCAACTGATTCTTATCTCAGAGACAACACTTATGTTGGAACTGCAAAAACAGTCAGTGGAATCACTACAGGTGACTTCTTCACAGTTTATAACTCCAATGTGACTAATGTTGATACTCTAACCTCAGAATACTCCTCTGGTGGAATTCTTGGTATCACAACTCAAAACGCAGATTGTGTTTATCAGGTCACACAGGCGTACTCATTGGAAACAAATGTTGTTGGACTGGGAACAACCACTGTAAGGAGAATCTTTACAAATGTTGGTTCAATTGGAACAGAAACATTTAGTTCTACATTGATTACTTTTGATTCCACAACATACACATTTGATTCAAGAGTATTCACTGTCTACGCAGGTGGAATCACCACAGCGTTCAATTTTGGTAACTTCTCTTGGGGTAAGATTTTCTTTGAAGATTCTATTGATAATGAGTTCTATTCTTACACCAGAAACAGTTACACTGGAATCTCAACTTCTGGATTGGTTCAAAGATTCAATCCATTGAAGTTTACTGATTACACTTCATAATAAATAGTCCTAAGAAAACTAACTAATCAAAATGGCAAGGCAAGGTATCTACACTGGAACATCGCCTAATGATGGAACTGGCGATAGTTTGTTAGATGGTGCTGTAAAGATCAATGATAATTTCAGTGAAGTCTATACTTTGCTTGGTGATGGGACTGCTCTTCCTGTTGGAATTGTAACCCAAATTACAGCGGGTTCTAACGTAAGCATTACAACTTCTTATGGTAGTGTTGAGATTTCAGCAACAGCTGGATCAGGATCAACAGCTAATGTTTCAGCAGACACATTAGTCGTTTCTGGTGTATCCACATTGGGTGTGGTTACAGGAGCAATTTATTATGGTGATGGTTCCAATCTTAGTGGAGTTGGTGGTGGTTCAACTGCCAATGTTTCTACAAACACATTAGTCGTTTCTGGTGTGTCTACTCTTGGAGTAGTTACAGGAGCAATTTATTATGGTGATGGTTCCAATCTTAGTGGAGTTGGTGGTGGTTCAACTGCCAATGTTTCTACAAACACATTAGTCGTTTCTGGTGTATCCACATTGGGTGTGGTTACAGGAGCAACTTATTATGGTGATGGATCAACTCTGACTGGAATTGTTACATCAATTACAGCTGGAACTAATGTTACTATCTCTGGTTCTACAGGAAATGTAACCATCAATGCATCTGGTGGCGGTGGTTCAAGTGGAATCAGTGTTGGTTATGCATCATCTAATGGTGGAACACCTATTGTTGTTGGAACAGCAATCACTCAAATCAACTTCATTGGTGCAGGTTACACCATCACCACACCAGTTGGTGGAATTGCAACAGTCAGAAACCTGAAGATGGATCTGAAACAGATCAACTTCACAAGCTCAAGTGATGGTGGCGAAAGCAATGAAGGAAGCCAAATCAGTTACACAGCAACAGTAGATGATTCAAATGCTGTATTTGCTATTGAAGATGATGGTGGTTTGACTGGTATTGGAATCAACTACTCAACAGGTGCAATGGGAGGAGGACAACAAGCATCTCCTGGAACATATACAGTAAAACTTAGAGCATCCACACCATTTGGAATATCTGACAGTTTCCCCGTCACTTTCACCATTAACGCGTTCTCTCTTACAATGGACACCATCTTTGGTGATGCTGAATCACTACTCGTTGGTGATGATGATGTAATAGATGCTCAGTATGTTGCTCTGGCTTCTGGTGGAGTTGTTGTCAATGATGGTGTCAACTATGTAATTGATAGGGACAATGATGTTCTTTCAAACGCTACAGAACACGCTCTTTACTATGATAACACCAACAATGCTTTGATTGGTTTTAGATATGATAGTGGAGGGTCGCTCAATGGTATTGGTAGATGGACCAGTGTAACAACTGCTGTTGACGGAACTGATGTTGGTTCTGGTTCAATGTGGACAACTGACTCTGGTAGACTTTCTGCTATTGGTAGCACACAGTCTTGTCTCAGAGGTGTCAATCTTGGCATTAGTACATTGGCAGGAATTGGAACAACCACTGGTGGTTTCCAACCAGTTTCACAATATAATGGTGCCTATCTTCACAGTCCATTCTATATGAGAATTGTTCCAAGTGATTCTGCTCTTGACAACTTTGGAACAGACATCACTGGAAGTGATTATTGGTCATATGGATTCACATTGGAAGATCCCTGGTTGTTGGGAAGCCCAATGCAAATGTTGGCACCAGAAAGCACAACTAATGGTTGGACCAGATTTGGTCTTACTAGATACTACATTGGAACCAGCGCATTCAATAGATCTTGCTATGGTAATGCCAGCGGTCTTTATGATACCACCAGTGGTTTTGATGCAACTAACATAGCCAGATATCAAGACCAAAATAATATTGCTCCTGCAGGTTCAACAGTTCAGGTATTCTACCTTGGTGGATCTCTCAATGATGTTCTGGTCTACATCAATGGCGAATTGGTCCTCACTAATACCAGTGCTTATGTTTATATGAAGAATTCTGGAAGCACATCACAACCAGCACTTTCATTTGGTGACATCTCCAACCAAACAAGTGAGAAGATCCCTGATGGTGAGGACGAGCTGGTAACTTGGTCTCCAAGAATTAGAGATTTGTGGATTTGTAATAGCGATGGACTTGGAACTGACCAAGTTGCTGGTATTTCAACCTTCAACAATAGAAACCTTGAAGAGTATGTTGGTTACAGCAGCATTACAACTTATATTACTCTGACTGATAGTGCAATTACTGCAGTCAAGGGAAATGTTTCTATTGCTAGAAGTGCAGTCGATTTCACATAGTAACTAAATAAGAAATAAACCCTCAAGATAATGTTTGAGTATTTTTACAATGAGATTCTAAGGTCCACAATCATTGGATTTGGATCTCTGTTTAATGGAATCAAAATCCAACATAAGGACTCAAGTGACGACACTTTCAGTGAAATTCAGGTCCCTCTTGCTTACGGACCAACTCAAAAGTTTCTTGCAAGGTTGCGACAGGAAGCAGATCTGAATCGTCCAACTCAAATTACTCTTCCAAGAATGTCATTTGAGTTCACTGGACTGACTTACGATCCAACTCGTAAGTCCACACAGATGCAGACCATCATCAATCAAACTCCTGATGGTCAAAACATCAAAAAGAACTACATGCCAGTTCCTTATAATATGTCAATTCAACTTGCCATCTATACCAAGTTGAATGATGATATGCTTCAAATTGTGGAGCAAATTCTTCCTTATTTCCAACCCTATTACAATCTTTCAATCAATTATTTGGGAGATCTGAAAGAGAAGAGAGATATTCCCATTCAGTTGGATAGCATCTCAATGGAAGATAATTATGAGGGAAACTTCGATACAAGAAGAGCACTATATTACACACTAAACTTTACAGCAAAGGTTTATCTGTTTGGTCCTATCACAGACGTTACAGACACCATTGTCAAGAAGGTTACTGTTGGTTACTTGGCTGGAGACAAGAACAACGCAGAAAGAGACATCACTTATCAGGTTACTCCAAGAGCAACCAAGGATTACGATGGAACTGTTGTTACAACCACAACAGCAAACATCGATCTTGGAGATGTCATTATTCCTGTCACAAGCAGTTCTGGAATTACTGCAGAGACTTACATTTACATCGGTCAGGAAGAAATGTTTGTCACTAAAATCAATGGCAACAACCTCACAGTTAGAAGAGGTCAAGACAACACAATTCCTCAAAAGCATGTTAGTGGCGCTGCTGTTTATAACATCACTGCCGCTGATGATGCCCTAATCGAATTTGGAGATGACTTTGGATTTAGTGGAACCGTGTTCTGAGGTT